ATTTGAGCGGATGATTTTTAATCTTTTTTATAAAAGTCTGTAACGTAGCCATCAGCACGGAGCTTGAGACCGGGAGTCCACGGCGGTGTTCTGCCCATTTGTTCACACAGGACGTCAAGCGACATACTCGGGTCGGCTTCGATGACCAGCTCATCATGGATGTGCATGACAATGGAGCAGCAGCGCAGCGTCTTCATGGCGCCAGATCAGGATGGCGCTTTTTATATTTCCTCCACACTAGATATGCGAAACATAACGATTGAAGGTACGGTTGTTGCTGATACTCCCGATGAAGCCTTTAAAAGGAGACAACGATTCCTTCAAATATTCAGCCCAAAGCTACTAGGGACCCTTCAATACCGTGACCGACAGATATCCTGCGTGGTGGAGGAGGCAGGTTTTAGTGTTTCTAATCGGCAACGAATACCAAACTTCTTTGTCAGTCTACTCTGCCCATCCCCTTTCTTCGAGACATTAAATGAGGTGCGAGAGGAACTGGCATCATGGATACCGCTATTTGAGTTTGAATTGGAAATTCCTATGAGTGGGATGGAGTTCGGAATGCGTCAACCTAGCCAAATCATTACAGTGGAAAATATCGGGGATGTATCTTGTGGATGTGAGATTGTATTCCGAGCCTTAGGTACTGTGTCGAACCCTGAACTATTAAACATAGACACGGGAGAATATATCCGACTTCTCACTACAATGAGCGCTGGGGATGAACTTCGCGTATACACCCACTTCGCTGGTAAGCGTGTGGTCCAGATTAATGGGTCAACGATTACAAATGCTTTTTCACTGTTGGATACCAATTCGGTGTTCTTTCAACTCGCGGCAGGTCTTAATACACTGCGATACGATGCTTCAGTCAATATGGAACTGCTAGAGGTTAGTATTTACTTTCGTCCGCAGTTTCTGGGGGTGTGAAAATGGAACTGTATATCTACAATTCAAACCGAGATCTTGTGGGCATTGTGGAGTCCTTCGAGTACTTACGCTGGACGAGACGCTATTCCCAGTGTGGCTCATTTGAGTTAAAAGCGATTGCAACTTTGGAAAATACAGAACTATTAAAGGAAGGGAATATCATCTGGAAAAATGATGATGAGGAAGTCGGGATCATCGAACATCTGGAACTTTCTCAAACCGAGCATGAAATTATTACTGCAAGTGGTCGGTTTGCAACTTCCTTCCTCTCCCGCCGCATTGTTTGGCAAACGGAGAAATTGTCTGGTGATATTTCTACTTGTGTAGAGCAACTTTTAAATAATAATCTTATCAATCCTTCTGATGTAGCAAGGAAGATTGCGAACATATCCTTTTCTGCTCCAAACTTTAATGTTCCTATCAGCACACAGGTATCGTATCGAAATTTGATGGATGCTGTGACGGAACTATGTGTTGCATCGGATGTTGGCATTAAGACTGTGTTCACTCCTACTACAGGGGTTTTTACCGTAGCGTTATATATGGGAACGGAATCACAAGCTGTATTTTCTAAGGAATATGAAAACCTTACAGAACAGATTTATACAATAAGTGCTGGAGATTATGCCAACACCGCCCTTGTTGGTGGTGAAGGAGAAGGTCCAGACAGAACTTTTGTTGCAATTACAAGTGGCTCTGGTGAGACAAGGCACGAAATTTTTGTGGATGCTAAGGACTTACGGGCAGAAGACTTTGGTTTAGATTACATTGATACACTAATCTTTCGAGGTCAAAGTAAGCTGAGTGAGCAAGCCATACGCTATTCATTTGATACATCTGTCAATCCACACGGTAATTTGTCATATAAGATAGACTTCGATCTTGGGCAGACCGTCAAAGTTATTTCCAAAGCATGGGGTGTATCCATGACGACACGCATCACCGAAGTTGAAGAAACTTATGACGCAGATGGCCAGAGTATCAGTGTAGTATTCGGAAAAGCTGAATTGACAATAGCCCAAAAATTACACTCCGACTTGAGCGAGGTGAAAACAGCAATATCGGCGCCAACTGGCATATCTGAAATTGCACAGGCTTTAGGAGCAGTGGAGGATACGCTAGTAACAGTTGAGGAAACCTTAGGCGACTTGACGGAGGTAGATTCAAAGATTCAAGGAGACAACGTAGCATCTACTATCAACAATCTGTATGGAAAACTACCTGCGCTCGAAATCAATGTTGGCGGAGGAACTATATCGATTGGACAATATGCGTTGTATTATATGAAACCTGGAGATGCCTTTTATTTCACCTCATGGAGTGGCAATAAGTTTAGTGACCAGCCAAGTGACGACGGCCATGTCTTTTTGATAAAACATAGCGGGGACAATACGGGAAATGGATATCAGCGGGCAATGGGTTTCTTTATTTCTCGCAATACGCTGACTTTCTATGTGATTTCTGTTTTCGTATTTAATAACCCTTCTGGACAAGCAAACTGGCTTAATATCAATAATGAACCTGTAACTACTGCAAGAATTGCCAATGGAGCAGTTACAGGTTTAAAAATTGCAGACCGTACAATTACAGCTACTAAAATGGTTTCTTCTTTTAGCGACTATTCAACTACAGAACAAAACACTGGGCGACTATGGATAGATGGTAAGACAATTTATCGCAAGCAAGTGAATCTTGGGTCACTTACAAATACGACACCGAAAAGCGTAGCTCACGGCATATCAAACCTCAGCACTATTGTCAGTTTAACAGGCTTTGCGACAAATGGGACCGTATTCTTGCCACTGCCCCTTGCCCGGTACAACAACTTCGCATCGCAAATCGGACTCTTCGCAAATAAGACCGACATTGTAGTCGAACCAGGCAATGATAGAACTGCGTATACAGGCTATGTAGTAATAGAGTATACAAAAACGGAATAGAAGGAGGAGTGATTGATGGAAAAAAGCGGATTTTTCAATTCATCCGATGGTGATAGAGTCTATGATGCAACGGACTTCGCTGCATACTTTGGAAGCCTTGTCTCGAATGGTGTGTTTTATGCGACACCAACAAACTTACTGGTATCTCCTGGGATTGGATTAGCAGTAACCATAGCACCGGGCAGTGCATGGATTAATGGTTATAGATATGAAAATACGGATGTTTTAAATAAACCCCTTGCTACAGCAGATGGGAGCAATCCTCGCATAGACAGGGTTGTGGTTCGTTTAAGTCAAATTACGAGAAGCATTCAGCTCGCCATTGTTACTGGTACTCCAACGGCATCGCCCATAGCTCCGGAATTGACAAGAACAAGCGATGTCTATGAACTAGGTATTGCTGATGTTCTAATACCTTCAGCTGCTACATCGATTTCAGCAAATAACATTATTGATACTCGGTTGAATACTAGTCTTTGCGGGTTGGTAAACTCGCTAGTTTCTGCGGTTTATGAATAGGAGGTGAATATAAGTGGCGGATATTAACGGCATCACTCTGCAGGCGGGTTCCAGCCCGACCGTTTATTACACGATTACTTATACTAAAAGCCGACCTAATAATAGCCAGATGACATACAACTTTACCATATCCGCTGCATTGGGTTCTTCAGGTTCCTTCATCCATAATGGTTATGCATTGCTTTGTACAATGACTGTAAATGGATCTTCTTCGCAGGTGCGAATCAAAGCGGCGGACGGGGATAACTGGGATGGAACTACACCAAGACTCAGGTATGTTTCGGTGACCTGTGCTTCTACTACAGGTAATGCAACCCAGCCAGTCACATTCAAAGTGGTATCTGATGGGCGATTGCCATTATCCTCTGGTGTAATTACCAATTCGAGTTATACGGTATTAAGCTCTCCATTGCTTACTACAGCATGTGGAGCACCGACATCTTGTACGGTTTCCCCGACACTTGCGGAAGGGGATGTGACTCTTTCTTGGAGTGGTGCTTCTGGGGGCATCAATAATACGATTTCTAGTTATGAGATTCAATATAGTGATTCTGCCGATAACATCACATGGGGAGCATGGACTGCTCTGACAACTGTGACCACCACAGCATCAAGTGGCAGTGTATCAGTAGCACCGCCCTCAACGCGAGGTAATTACCGAAGATTTCGTGTACGAACCCGTGGTACAGCAGGAGCTAGTTATTACTCTAGCTGGAAAGTATCCACAAACAGCGTCCGCAGGAATACGGTACCAAAGCCAGCAACGACTGCTGTTGCCTCCCCTGCGGCATATAGTAATGAGACTATCACACTTACTTGGAGCGGAGCGTCTAGCGGTACCAGTCCAATTAAGGGGTATCAAATTGCCAGTCGCACATCCACGGATAACAGCACATGGAGTGCGTGGAATGTGTTGACCATGTTGACATTGGCAGCAAGCGGTGGTAGCTATAATCCAATTGTATCGAGGACCCCAGGAACATATACACAATTTGGTATTTGGACAATTGACACATTTGATGTTTACTCAATAGAGAAAATCAGTAATAGCATTTATTGCAACATCACTGCCTGTGCAGCACCGACTGCCTGCACGGTAAGTGCAACATTATCTGAAGGAAACGTTACTCTCTCATGGAGTGGAGCATCTGGTGGCGCAGGTAATCCAATCACTTCCTACGAAATACAATATAGTGATTCGCCAGATAATAGCAATTGGGGTGCTTGGTTGGCATTGGCGATAGTCAATACTTCTGCAACAAGCAGTATTTTAAATGTCAGTCCACCTGCTACACGTGGTCACTATCGTCGATTCCGAATAAGAACCCGTGGTACAGCTGGAGAGGATTTTTACTCAGGCTGGACTATTACCAGTAATAATGTTCGTAAAAACATACTACCAATACCGCCGACTTCTTTTACCGCAAACCCTCCTATCTATGAAGCAAATACAATAAACCTTTCGTGGAGTGGGACGGTACCTGGAACCAGCTCCATCAAGCAATATGTCATTCAACAGGCTACTTCGATAGATGGATTAAATTGGTCTGCATATGAAGCACTGACGACAGTTATTTCCAATGTGACTTCAGGCAATCTTCAGGTAAATGCCTCACAGGTTGCCGGTAGATATACTCGTTATCGAATCAGCGTCACAGATGCACTTGATGCAGTGTCTGCCTATGTTGTTAGTAACGCAGTAAAGAAAAACAGCCCGCCTGTAGCACCGATAGTGGACTGTCCAATGTCTGGCAATTTTACTTATAATGCTACACCACGTTTTATGATCACAACAGGAATTGAACCAGATGGACAAACACAAATAGTGGAGGTAAAGATTGACTCTGGTCCATGGCAAAACAGCGTAGACAATCCTGAGCGGTTTTCTGTAAGCGGCTATCTTGGTAATGGGGTCAAGACAATTTACCAAGCTGAGCCGCTTTCTGCAGGTAATCATACGGTTACCTTCCGTTGTCTTGACAGTGATATCGAATCAGCAAGTATAGAAGTTGTTCGTACTTTTACGATATTGGCATTACCTTTTGAATACATCACTCCAAATGTGACGCATGTAAAGGCAGCACATATTCAGACGCTTCGAACTGCTATAAACAGGATTCGTAGCTATTACAATCTGTCCCCTGCAACTTGGAAAGAGGATATCATCGCAGGAAAGACAGCTGTTAAGAATTGGCCATTTCATATCGTTGAAATACGCAAAGCTATTGATGCGATTATTATAATGGTTAATAGTTTTGATTCCTCTCAGGCATTCGATATACCACCTGTCACATGGCTACCTATTGGTACAGGAAGACCAAGGGCAGATGTAATGCAACAAATTCATGACCTAATTCAAATAATATAAAGATAAAATTCAGCGCTCTTGCAATTTGCAGGGGTGCTTTTCTATATACAAATACTCGAAACGGAGGTGTTTTTAATGAAAGAGATTTGGAATTGGATACAGCTGACTTTTGCCGCTGCCGGTGGATTTTTCGGATGGTTTCTCGGCGGTTATGATGGATTTCTTTATGCACTGGTAGCCTTCGTGGTCATCGATTATCTGACAGGTGTCCTTTGTGCAATTGCGAATAAAAAACTGTGTAGCGAAATCGGTGCTAAGGGAATTTTCAAAAAGGTGCTCATCTTTATAATGGTAGGAATCGCTCATATTATCGATACACAAATTTTGGTTAGTATTGGAGAAAATAGTGGCATTTTACGAACTGCAGTAATCTTTTTCTACCTAAGTAATGAAGGAGTATCCATTTTGGAGAATGCTGGACATATTGGACTGCCTATCCCAGAAAACCTAAAATCGGTTCTACAGCAACTACATGGACGTGATAAGGAACCGCCTAAGCCTGGTGATGGAAGATGATTGAATTAATATTTGATTAGAGGTGATTTTAATGAGGTTACGCAAACTAATACTTACGAACAATGCCTGCTATAAAGCAGGTAAAACAATAAAACCGAAGGGTATCATGGTTCACTCGACTGGGGCCAACAACCCGTGGCTTAAGCGATATGTTGGACCAGATGACGGTTTGTTAGGAAAGAACCAGTACAACAACCATTGGAATCAAGATAAACCTGGGGGTCGTCAAGTTTGTGTTCATGCCTTTATTGGTAAATTAGCAGATGGCTCTATTGCTACCTATCAAACATTGCCTTGGAATCACCGAGGTTGGCATGCTGGCGGAACGGCGAACAATACTCATATTGGATTTGAAATCTGCGAGGACGGTCTAACTGATGCCTCGTATTTTTCTGCCGTTTATAAGGAAGCTGTAGAGCTTTGTGTATATCTTTGCAAACTCTATGGGTTTAGTGAGGAGGATATCATCTGTCACAGCGAAGGTTATAAACGAGGCATTGCCAGTAACCATGGGGATGTGATGCACTGGTTCCCTAAACATGGGAAGAGTATGGACACCTTTCGAGTGGATGTGAAGAAGTTACTTAGCACAGAAAATAAACCAGCAGGGCCGGTGACAAAGAAATATTACCGTGTGCAGATCGGTGCATATTCGGACAAAGCAAATGCTGAGGCACAGCTTACCAAAGCTAAGAAGGCAGGCTTTACGGATGCATTTATTAAGTATGATTAATCAAATAGAGCAGGTAAAAAAACAGTATTTCTTAAATTTCATCAAGCCTCTCAAATAAAATATTAAACTATTAAATTTAAGTAGCCTGTGAGGGTTCTTCCCTTGCAGGCTCTTTTTTTTATGCCTTGATTTAATTAAATTCTACAAATCCTCAACTTCGACCTGTTCCCACGGCTATTAGGTAGGAGGTGATTCCTAGTGAATCAGCATGAGGATAAAAAAGTTACGAAGATCTTAGATGAGGCTATAGAAAACAGCACCGCACTAAAGAGAGTATCACAGGAACAGTTACAATGTGAGTTTGATTATATCCAGGCAGAAAAATTGCTGAGAAAGATGCTCGAAAAAGGCTTAATAACTGAAGTGGAATTCAACAAAATAGACGCATTAAACCGCCAAACTTTCTCCCCCTTTTTAGCTGAGATAATGCCCTGAAAACGTTGATATATAAGGGTTTCAGAGGTAATATGTGACCTACCAAGAAGGAGGTGAGAGGATGAAAAAGATAACGAAAATAGAAGGAAATATGGCCAACTCTTTTATTAAGCCAAAAACACGAGTAGTTGCCTACTGCCGAGTTTCAACAGATAGTAATGAACAGCTAGTCAGCTTGCAAGCGCAAAAGGCTCATTACGAGACTTATATAAAGGCGAATCCAGAATGGGAATATGCAGGCTTATATTATGACGAGGGCATCAGCGGTACAAAAAAGGAAAACCGCTCGGACCTGCTTCGAATGTTATCAGACTGTGAAACTGGAAGGATTGACTTAATTATTACAAAGTCCATCAGCAGATTTGCGAGAAATACTACAGACTGCTTGGAGATGGTTCGAAAACTGATAGACCTTGGGGTTCATATCTATTTTGAGAAGGAAAATATCAATACGGGTTCAATGGAAAGTGAATTGATGCTCTCCATTTTAAGTGGGCTTGCAGAAAGTGAGTCAATTTCCATTTCAGAAAATACTAAGTGGGCAATTCAAAGACGATTTCAAAACGGAACCTTTAAAATTTCCTACCCACCATATGGGTATCAAAATATTGACGGTCAGATGATAGTAAACCCCAAGCAGGCTGAAGTTGTGAAGTATATTTTTGCAGAGGTATTATCGGGAAAAGGTACACAGAAAGTTGCAAATGATCTTAATCAAAAGGGTATCCCTTCAAAAAGACGCGGTCGTTGGACAGCTACTACGATTCGAGGGATTCTGACCAATGAAAAATATACTGGCGATGTTATTTTACAAAAGATTTATACTGACAGCCATTTTAACAGGCACACTAATTATGGTGAGAAAAATATGTATCTAGTAGAAAACCATCATGAGGCAATTATCAGCCATGAGGATTTTCAAGCAGTAGATGCCATTCTTAATCAGAGAGCAAAAGAAAAAAGCATCGAAAAACGCAACAGCAAATATCTAAACCGATATTCTTTCTCCAGTAAAATTATTTGCTCTGAATGTGGCAGTACCTTTAAAAGACGGATTCATTCATCTGGAAGAAAATACATCGCTTGGTGCTGCAGTAAGCATATAAGCAATATAACGGATTGTTCTATGCAGTTCATACGAGATGATGATATAAAGACTGCATTTGTTACGATGATGAATAAACTCATATTCGGTCAGAAATTCATATTAAGACCACTTTTGAATGGATTACGTAACCAGAACAATGTGGCAAGTTTCAGCAGAATTGAAGAATTGGAAACTAAGATTGAAAATAACATGGAGCAGAGCCAGATGCTGACGGGTTTAATGGCCAAAGGGTATCTGGAACCTGCCCTGTTTAATAAAGAAAAGAATTCACTGGAAGCAGAAAGAGAAAGGCTTCTTGCTGAAAAGGATCAACTTACTCGTTCCGTCAATGGCAATTTTGCAAAAGTAGACGAAGTTGCCCGTTTACTTAAGTTTGCCACTAAGTCCAAAATGCTCACAGCCTATGAGGATGAGCTGTTTGAAAATTACGTAGAAAAGATTATTGTTTTTTCACGAGAGGAAGTCGGATTTGAATTAAAATGTGGAATCACATTGAAGGAGAGGTTGGTGAATTAGATGGGTCACACACCCTATGGATATAGAATTGAAGATGGAAAGGCTGTTGTAGATGATATAGCAGCAGAAAAAGTAAGAGAATTATTTTCAGGGTACTTGGCAGGACTTTCTTTGAAGGGCGCTGCAAAAGAAGCAGGGATAGACTGCTACCATGCCACAGTAAGTAAGATGTTGCAGAACAAGCATTATCTTGGCGATGAATTCTACCCTCCGATTATTGATGAGGAGACATTTGAAAAAGCAAGGTTAGAAAAACGAAAGCGAGCAGAAAAGCTCGGAAGGATATGGGAGCCCAAAGATGTGCCGGGAACGACTTATCCTGTAAAGTTCAAAGCAAAACCTCTGGTACAAAAATATGACGATCCATATAAGCAGGCAGAATATGCTTACAGTTTGATAGAAAATGAGGTGTAACCAGTGGCAGTTAGCAGGAATGTAACAGTAATTCCAGCAATTAAACGAATCGGAAATAATAAAAATAGTGAGAGTAAACCCAAAATACGAGTGGCAGCTTATTGCCGAGTTTCAACAGATAGTGATGAGCAGGCCTCAAGTTACGAAATTCAGATTGAGCATTATACAAATTATATTAAGAAAAACAAGGAGTGGGAATTGGCGGGTATCTTTGCGGATGACGGTATCACAGGTACAAATACCAAAAAGCGTGATGAATTTAACCGCATGATAGAAGAGTGCATGGCTGGAAATATTGACATGATCATCACAAAATCCATCAGCCGATTCGCCAGAAATACATTAGATTGCCTTAAATACATCCGGCAGTTAAAGGATAAAAACATCGCCGTATTCTTCGAGAAAGAGAATATCAACACCATGGATTCCAAGGGTGAAGTATTGTTGACCATCATGGCATCCCTTGCCCAACAAGAAAGCCAGTCCTTAAGCCAGAACGTTAAGCTTGGCATTCAGTATCGATATCAGCAAGGAGAAGTTCAGGTCAACCACAAGCGTTTCCTTGGATACACCAAGGATGAAAACAAGCAACTAGTGATTGAGCCGGAGGGCGCTGAGGTTGTTAAACGGATTTACAGGGAGTACCTAGAAGGAGCCAGCCTTTTACAGATAGCAAGAGGACTAGAAGCAGACGGGATTCTTACAGCGGCGGGTAAATCTAAATGGAGACCTGAAACACTGAAAAAAATACTACAAAATGAAAAGTACATCGGTGATGCCCTTCTACAAAAAACATATACGGTTGATTTCCTTTCTAAAAAGCGAGTGAAGAATAACGGAATCGTTCCCCAGTATTATGTGGAAAACAGCCATGAGCCTATCATTCCACGCGACCTTTTTATGCAGGTTCAAGAAGAGATGGTTCGAAGAGCAAATCTTCGAGGCGGCAAGAACGGCAAAAAAAGGGTCTACAGCAGCAAGTATGCTTTATCGAGTATCGTTTACTGCGGACAGTGCGGTGATATTTACCGGCGGGTACACTGGAATAACCGAGGCTACAAGTCAATTGTTTGGCGATGCGTCAGCCGTCTGGAGGAGAAGGACTCTGAATGCACTGCCCCTACCATAAATGAGGAAACATTGCAGACAGCAGTGGTTAAGGCTATTAACGAACTTTTGGCTAACAAAGAACCTTTCCTTTCAACATTACAGAAAAATATCGACACTATATTTAATGAAGAAAGTGATAATGATACGGATGAGCTTGATAGCAAGTTGGAAGAATTG